TCTGAGGTTATGGCGCCCCTACCATCCGTCAACTGTTCCGCTGCGAATCAAGCGAATGACCGTGCTCGCAAATTTGCTGATACACGTACTCGCATTGCTAATAACTATTTCAACCATTCAGATTTACAAGTCCAGATGTACACGGGTGCCGATATGTACATCACCTTTGGATTCGTCCCGTTCATAATTGAACTTGACGATGAAGCGGGGCTGCCGCGCATACGCATAGAAAACCCAGTGGGTGCTTACCCTGAGTTTGACCGCTATGGGCGCTGCATCGCCTTCGCTAAACGCTACTATATGGCAGTAGGGGAACTAGCAGGACAGTTCCCCGAGTATGCAAATATCTTGCTTGGACGAGAAATGTACAAGTCGGATATGAACTCGCAGATTGAGATTGTTCGTTATTATGACGAGCATCAGTCTGTGTTGTACGTACCAGAACGCAATAACCTCATTCTTTCTCACGCCAAGAATCCACTTGGTCGAATGATGGTTGTAGTAGCACGTCGTCCATCCGTGGATGGCGAGATGCGTGGACAGTTTGACGACGTACTCGGTATTCAGTTGCTTCGCAATAGGTTCGCATTACTTGCGATGGAAGCAGCGGAAAAGTCCGTACAGTCCCCGATTGTTCTCCCTGCCGATGTCAACGAACTCGAGATGGGTGGCGATGCTGTCATTCGTACAGCTAACCCAGCCGGAGTCCGTCGCGTAGACCTCAACATTCCACCTGGCGCATTTACTGAGCAAGCATTGCTTCAGCAAGAACTGCGTACTGGAACACGCTATCCCGAGGGTAGAACTGGCAACATCGACGCCAGCATCATCACCGGTCAAGGTGTCCAAGCACTTATGGGTGGCTTTGATACACAGGTCAAGTCAGCGCAAGCTATTTTTGCTTCGTCGCTCCGCGATGTTATCTCTGTGTGCTTTGAAGTAGACGAAAAGTTCTTTGACTATGAGAAGACTATCCGTGGTGTAGACGCTGGTTCTCCGTACCAGATTACCTACAAGCCAAGCAAAGATATCAAAAAGGATTACTCAGCAGACGTTCGTTATGGAATGTTAGCTGGGTTGAACCCTGCACAGGGTTTGATTTTTATGTTGCAAGCGCTGGGGGGCGGACTTATCTCAACAGACCTTGCTATGCGTGAGTTACCGTTTGGTATCAACGTTACGCAAGAGCAAGAGAAGATTGAGATTGAGCAAATGCGTAAGTCGCTCGTTCAATCTTTGCAAGCCTATACCCAGGCAATTCCACAGATGGCAGTTGCGGGTCAAGACCCGTCACAAATCATCAAGAAGGTGGCAGACGTTATCAAAGCACGCCAGAAGGGTATAGCAGTCGAAGACGCTGTAGAAGAAGTCTTCGCTCCAGAATTACCTCCTGCTGGTGCGCCTATGGTTGAGCAACCGTCCCCTGCTCCCGCTGCGCCAGTAGGAGGCGCTTCTCCTATGGGGGCACCAAGCCTACAAACTCTTTTATCTAGCCTATCAGCCGGTGGACAGGGAAGTGCAAGCGCAAGAACAACCATTCGGAGGTAAAGATGCCAGCGCAACGCAAGCGTAAGAAAAAGGTTCAGCAGCGTCGCAGGCGAACTACCAAAGAACCGGTACTTACAAAAATTGATTTTTGGGCTATTGCTGCCAAAGAAGTTTACGATGCCTGTGTTCGCGCAGGTTTTGACGAGGGCACGGCAATGGCTTTTGCTATGGATAGGTCAAGTTATCCTGACTGGATAGTTCCAGTTGATGACCCAATACGACTACTCAACACAACTGATGAGGACGAAGACTAATGTCAATGATGCAACCAACTGGTCAGCAAGGTGGCTATCGCGAGCCAACAAACCCAGCCGTGGCATCGGGTCCTGGTGCGCTTTCACAGCGCACTGATGGTTCACCATCACAGCCAGCAACATATATTGCCGGTCTGCCACAAGGTCAGGGTCAGGCTACATTTGACCAACAAGTTGCTGCACCTATGTATAAGACACCACAGGTTGAGTCGGTTGGCATCGGTGCGCTTGACATTACCCCCATTACGGAAACGTCACGCTTTCCTGATGAAAATATTATGACGGGGGCAAGCTTCAATACAGGCGGAGATTCTGCACTACTCAACCTTCCATATCAGCAACCTAACTTTATGACTGTGCTTGCCAAGACTGCACAGAATGACCCAACTGGAGATACCGAGTTGGTAATGCGAATGCTTCAAGATAGGGGCATTGGCTAATGCCAAGAGTTGATGACTTAGTTAGCGAGTCAGCAGCAGAGGTTAGCCCTAACTTTTATTCTGCAGCGCTACGTACACAGTACTCTCCTGAAGAGCTAAAGATGATAAACCAGATGTCGCGCTCTTATAAGACTGCAACATCGCTTCTCAAGTTTAGCAAGGATAAGGCTCGAAAAGAATTTCTTGAGCTTGACCCAGCAGTTCAGGCAAATATCCGTTTTATCTTTCCAGATAAAGAACAGTTTTTGCCAGAGCAAAATCTTCTTCAGCGTGGGTTTCAAGCCATATCAAAAGGTATTGGTGCCGTTGCTACAGGATTGTCTAGCCCTATTATCCTTGCATTCAAGGGCGCAGAGCAATACGGTCGAGGTATCAACCTTCCTTACCAGCTTGAGCAAAAGCGCGAGCAGGGCGAAGACATATTCAACTTCAAGGTTCTTACCGATACTTATTATGGAAAAAACAATTGGCGCTGGGACCGCGTTGAGGAATACAACAAGAAGTACGGCGTAGCACTAACCACGCTTGCACGCGGCATTGCAGAGGGTAGAACCCCTGGCGAAGCCATTGACCTGTATGGCAAGTTTGATAAGGATATGTACGCTGCCATCCAGTTTATGAGCGATGAGCCTAAGCGCTTTGATACGTTTATGAAATCCATCAAGATGGATGCTCAAGTATCCTGGGGACGAGATGTTGTCAACAAGTTTGTTCCGACGGAGGCCGCGTCAGAAAACTCTACGCTGGACAATAACAACCTTCTTATAAAGTTTACTGATAAATTGGGTGCAGACTGGAAAACCCGTAGAGGTCGGCTCAAAATCAAGAGCCTTATTTCGGGAACCCTTGATGGTATCTATCAAGTAGGCATTGACCCGCTTACCTATGTGGGTGTTGGTGCCCCAGCTAAGGCTGTAACTACTGGAATTCGTGGCGTTAGAGCTACTCCAGAGCAGGCAATGGGTCTTGTTGGACTCAAAACCAGGGGTGAAAAATTTGCTGACCTTTATCAGGTTGTATCAGACCAGGCTGGCAATGCTTCTGCTGGTATTCAATGGGCATTCAAGCAGCCAGAAGTACGTCAATTGTGGGATGAGCAGCTTGGACCACTGGTTCAGCGGTATGCCGAAGCTGAGAATGCCACCAAAAAAGCTGCTGTATACAATGACATCAAGATAAATTACCCAGACTGGGCTAACCGAGAGGTTGTCAAAGAGCTTGCTCGCCCAGAAGTAAAGGCATTTGATGCAGCATCGGCAGAAAATTTCTTTACAAACATTGATGATTTGAATCGACTGCTCACAAGCAGGGTAGATACCACCAGTTATCGTCGTTATGGCATTCCATCTGCCAACCTAAGCAGACGTCTTGACGTAACCGTAGAAAAAACAGCACGTTCTATCTTTAGCAAAACTATTACTGGCAGAACCGATGACGCTACTTTGGCAGCTACGGAAGCAGACCGTAAATTTGCGCTAGACACTTTGCTAACCGTTGCGAACAAAGACGATACTCTTATCAATCCAAATATTGCAGACTTACAAAAGCTCTCTGAAGGCGTAAGTTTTGTACAGCGTGGACTTGAAAGAATAGGAACTGCGCTATCGCGTAGCCCAGGCCGTATTCTTTTTGGCGATGGTGCTATCAGCACTGCTCAAGACTTTAGAAACTTGGCAAACCAAGTACTTCCGGTGCGTGTTGCCGACGCTCTTACTGAATCATTCCTTGATGAAACTGTAGAAAACCAGATTACTATTGTTCGTAATCTTTATCAGGCTGTAATGATGAAGGCTGGTATGGACGGCTCGGCTGGTGGTCGAGCAC